ATTACCTCATCATAACCAAGCAGGCTTGCGATACGGGCCGCTCCCCAGCCAGAAGTCCCACGAACACCAGCAAGGCACGGCCAGACACAATCTATTGAATTTAAATCATCGGGCTTGATACTTGACTTGTATGGAGAGTGAACAACAACTTCATCACCCCACTTTTCTCGGTGCAGTTTTTTCATCCTGACAGCATGTTCTGGATGATGCGTCACAGCATGTCTCGCTTTAACGATTGACACCGAAAACTTTACGGCAATTACATCAGCGCTTGGCCTAAGTTCAAAGGCTTTAGACAAATCGCTCGAAACACAAGTGGCAGAACCGACAACAAGGACGGCTCTGCCACCCCACTGCATTAGTCCGTATCCGTTGCAGTCACAGTCACGCCGTCAGTGATGTCAACAACATTAGATGCGTTGCTGTTCACATAGGCGGTAGACATCACCGGAGTGCCACCCGTTGCCGAGTAGCAGAAAATCAGATCGCCAACCTTGAGGATGGAAGCCACGGTATTGAAATACCCCGAAGCGCGGATGACCGACTGGGCATCAGTGCTGCTGTAGGTATAAATAGCCGGGGCATTACCAGCCTTCGATTGACCACCAACGGCATTGAAGCCGGTTGCGGAAAAAGCCATGATTTATTGCTCCTTATCTCAGGTTTCGCGGCAGGTGATTTTGACGATACCTTCATCGTCGATGGCAATCGCACCAGCCGAGAACACTTCGTTAACCAAGAACGAGGTCTTTTCAGCAATGTAATTGATCTCGGTACGCATGCTGATGCCTTCACCATAGCCAACTGCCATCTGGTGGAAAGCAAAGCAAGAACGGTCCAGAGAACCATCAATGACCAAACCACCCTCAGAACGATCACCCAGCATGTGGAAGGTAAAGCCCAGGAACGAATTGATATCGCCCTGCACCAGTGCCTTCACGCTGTTGAAGTCGCTAGAAGTGACTGCGGTTTCTGCCAGCAGCGCAGCCAGACCATTGCCGTGAATAATGATGTGACGGGCTTCCGGCGGCACATTATTCTTGTCCATCAGGCGCTTGGCTTCACGCAGCTTTGCCACATTGAGGTTGCTATCCGTGCCGCCAATGTCATTACTGACAGTCAGCGAGGTGCTTGAGGCAGTCAGCGCATCCAGAATAATCTGGTCTTGACGACGGCCCATAGCGCCAGCAACAACTTGCACCAGTTCCTGGCGCTCGTCGAAGTTAACCTTGGCTTGGTTGAAAATGTCAGAGTGCTCGGCAGCGTTGTAGTCGGCCAGGGTACAGGTGACGGTGGAGAAAGAGACATTCAGCGGGGTGACATCGGTCTGCGGGACGCGGATCGTTGCTACGCCTTTGCCCACTTTCGGGAACTTAACAATACTGCCTTCAACCCCTCGACGCTGGCGAACTGCCGGAACCAGCAAAGCTTTACCTTGGTAAGCTTGCTTGACCTCTGCATCAAAAAGGGTAACAAAGGCGTTGGAGAGAGAAACGCTCATGTCATTACCTCATTCAAAATTTAAGATTTGGGTTCTCGCGCCGGTATGCCAAGAGTCTGGGCCGAATGCTTGTTGGTTACGCCAACCACGCGACAGCGCTTGCTGTAAGAAGGGCCAAAAATCCGGTATGCCTTGGGCTGGATCATACGCCCCCGGTTGTAGAAAGCAAGCGCTAACTTAAAAAAAACCCCCGGTGGATGGCCGGGGGAAAGGTGGCGACGAAAAACCTGACAAATAGCTTACTGGAAGCTGGCGGAGAACATCCGCTCCACTTTCTGACGAAATGCCGGATCGGTCTTGTACTTAGGATCGGCAACCATCTGGTACAACTCGTCCTTGCTGGGAGCGCCAGACGGCGGCAGAGAGTTGGTTGGGATACGGGTTCCCTCGTAGGATTCCCGCAGCTTCATCAGCGCTTTAATGCCGTTGGCCGTCCCGCCCATGACCTTGAATTCCTCAAAGTCATCTTTGCCCCAAATTCCCTTGCGGACCAGGCCGGATGCCCAGTCAACCATCCCTTTGACAACCGCATCCGCATTCGGACCAAGCGCAGCTTTTTCCTGTTGGAGAGACTTAACCTGGGCCTCGACATTCCCAGACCCCATCTTGACCACTTCACCAACAAGGTCATCTAGCGCCCCTTGACTGAGGCCGTATTTCTGCGCCCAGCCCATAACATGAGAGCGGAGAGGATCGTCTTCAGGGATCGAGCCGAAGGAGGTGGTGTCGTACTTTCCATCGGCTGGGGCTTTGTGCTTGCCCTGGCTGATTTGCTTGCGGAGATCACCCCAGCTTTTGGCGATGCCTTCAAGGTCCGGCTCGCTGGTGTCTTTCTTCCAGAAGTTTTCCGGCCAGAAGTCTGGTCTTTCGAGAGGCTCTTCATCGGTAGACGCATCCTCTGCTTTGTGTGCAATGACAACATTCTGGGTGTTTGGCTGGGCCTCGCTGTCATCAGTTACCTTCGCTGAGTCGAGTAGGCCAACTTCACCGCCAGAAGACTCGGTGTTGCTAGGCTCGGTTCCTTGCGATTCCATTAAGTATTCCCTTGATTAATTGCTCTCTTCATCCGCGCTTCAATGTCCCGCACCACGCTGTTCTGACCTTCACGGTAGAACGCATGGGCCGGTTCGCTACCAGGCACGGCAACCGGTTGCTCCAAGTAGACAGCGCGAAGCCATTCGGCCAGCTTCTTGCCATCCTCATTTGAGAAAACACGGAATGTCAGCCGGTCCAGGTCATCCCTGGCATCTGAAACACTCCGGGCATCTTTGGGTGCTGCGGCTTCCAGATCATCCCATCCAGCCATTACGCCCCCATTGCTTGTTGTACTGCACCCGCTGCGGCCTCTGGATTCGCCTGCGCCGCCTGCTGCGCCATCTGCGCCATGTCTTCCATACGCTGCGCCCTCTCCGCTGGGCTGGTTCTGAGTCGAGCCGGGATGCCAAGCTTCTCGCCAATGTAGTCCAGCATCTCGCCAACTTTCAGCGACATCGGGCCTTCCGGTCCAGCGCCCTGGGCGATCTGCGCGAATTGCAGCACCTTGTTGACCTCGTCCATCGACTGCGCCATAGCCAGCGGAGCCACTGGCGTGATGCGAACCTCAAGGCCATTGACTTTCAAAGGCAGGTCAACCAGGCCGCGAGAGTCCATGACCTCCAGCGTCTTGGTCACCAGCGGGATCATTGTCTCGTTGATCAATCGGCCAAAGGCGCTGCCCAAGTTCTGGGACAGTTCCTTCATCCGCTCAACTACTTCAGTCGCAGACCTGGCGCTCATGTTGTCCGGCGGCAGAGACTCGTCCAGCAGTATCCGCTTGATGGACATCTGCAAGTTATTGATCACGATCTGTGAGACATTAAAGTCACCACTACGCGGCAATGCCTTGAGCGCCTCGCCCTGTGGCCCACCGTTCCTGGCTACCGGGATGATAGCGCCGGGGATGATCTTGACCGTGTTGGGGTTCAACACTCCATCATCCGCTGCGGTATAGACACCGGCAATAGCAAGGCTGGCGTTCTTCAACAGCAACTCCAGCGTCTTGTTCAGCGTCTTGATGTCTGGCAATGCGGTTATCAGCGGTCCACGGCCATAGATTTCACCGGCCACCTTCATGTAGCGAGCCACAACCCACGGGCTGTACGGCATCACGCGGTAGACAACCTCGGTCTTGGTTTCTTTGTGAATGACATAGTAGCCATACTTGCCTGACCTATAGTCAAAGACAGTGGCTTCCACCAACTCAACATCATCTGTCGGCTTGTCATCAATCTTCTTTTGCAACTCAGGATCAATCTTTGCGTCTTTCCACTGCTGCTGAATTGACTCGCCCTTGATCCGCATGCGCCGGTAGACATTATCCACCTGACCGTTCGCACCCTCTTCAAAGGACACAAGGTATTGCGGCACTGGTACAAAGTTGATCGGGCTGACATCATCACCAGGCTGCACGATCATCACTGCTGTTCCGACAGCTAGGTCGAGCAAGAACTCGCCCATAGCAATGTCGAAGTTAGACTGCTTCAGCGTTGCAAACAGTTTGTCTGTGTAGACATCCAGCGCAGCCTGCGCTTCATTTTTCCTATCTTCAGGAATATCAGGACCAGGCTCCAGCCTGCACCATGAGCGCTGCGGCGGGAAGATTCCAGATTGCAGGCGGTTGGCAAAACGCTGCGTCGAGTTGATGGCCGTCGAGTCAAACACCCGTGCCATCTTCTTGCTGCCGCCAACCTTACCTTCCCAGTAGCCGTCATACAGATTGCGCTGCGGCAAGGCAAACTCATAAGCTTCATCATAGAGGTCGCGGAAATCGTCCTTCTTCCGCATGGCAATGTCATGTCGCTTGATCAAGTCTTCCGGCGATAGTTTCGATTCAGCCATTATTCAGACTCCGCGTTATTTAACAACGGCCTATTTTTAAGGCGATTGTTTTTTTTCATTTTTTCAAAATCTTGTTTTGTAATGCCAACTGCATCTGGATTTTCCCCTGTACTACGCATGTAATGTTCTTTCCATGCAGTAGGATGATCTTCCGATTTGAGCATATCTCCGCTTTCGGTAGATGACGGCCAATGATATTTATTTTTATCGTATGGATCTCTTTGTGGAGTAAGCCCAGCTTTCCATGCCGCACGATAATTATAGTCAGTTGTATTTAAGTCTGGAGACTCGTCAAATTCTTTTATGTATTCTTTGTACCAACCAGTATTTTTTATCCAAGATAAAAAAACTTTTTCTTCTTCTGCTGACAGTTTTGATTCAGCCATGATCAACTCTTTTCTTTCTGGTATTTGCGTAGCAAACTTCGTCCTTTTGCAGCAAGTCTTGCTGCCGCATCTTGTGTTCGTGGCACTGGCTCACCCCACGCATTTGCAGCCAATGCCAATCGCGTTGGCTTACCCTTTTCGTTTACCAAAGGCCCACTTGGATTTGTATAGAACCTTGTCAGAAACGAACCCTTGCGCCGTGCCTTTTGTCCTGTTGGGCTAGACTCCTTGACCCCAGCCTGCAAGTTCTTGCTCTCACCAGAGCGCTCAAACTTGCGCCTTCCAGCCTCGGTCAGCCCACCCTCTGGGTCTTTGTACTTGCTCATTCGTACCATTCCAACTCAAGCAGCGCCGTATGCGATGTGCCATTGACATTGGTCAATCTGAATAGGTAATTGGTGAGCGGTGCAAGAACATACTCCAAGCTTCCAGACGCACCGCCTGCTGATTTTTTCCCAGTGCCGCCAGTGATGAATTGCCGATTAATCAGCGTTCCCAATGTGGTTACGGTAGGGTTGGTAACCATCGCAACATTGCTGGTTGTGACAATATTTCTGTTTCTACGAACAGGCGTAAACGCTGTGCCGCCAGTGGTGCTTGTTCCTTCGTAGACAAAGAAATCACAGTCACCAGACGATTCCATTGCAATGGTCACATGAGCAATTGTCCCAGGCCCAGCAGCAAGCACAATATCAGCGCTTGAACCTGATGCAAGCTTTGCAGAGTCAGGATAGATATTCCAAGCGATGAATGCGCGGCCTTCATGCAAGCGCTGATGGTTGGTGTCAACCATAATCAGTCCGTTGTCAGACCCAGCAATCATCTGGTTGCCGTCTTTATCCTTCTGAGTCAACACTACAAGTTGAGCCTTTTGCTGCTGTGACTCACGCTCAACAAGAAG